TTGACCAAGAGTAATCGTCCCTGATCCAGAGCTAGTTATTATTGTTCCTACTTTTAAAGTTCCGTCTGCCATAATTTATCCTATATTAATTTGTATGCTCCGAACCAAGTAGACATTGATCCACTTTCTCCATAAATATTATAAGTAGAGTTACCAGAATTATTTTGATTAAAATAAATTTCATAGTAATCATCACTATCCGCTGTATCTGTTATTGACCAATTAACAGTATTAGTTCCGTTTGCTTTTAAAACTGCTGATGCAAAAGGATGTTCAAAATTAGCAAAAATACTTCCATTTTTGTAAAGATATGCAGATGCACTTGATATAGTGCTTGCAGCATAATTAGAAATTGCTCCATAGATATAATAACGACCAGCTACACCAGGAGTAAATCTATTGCTAGAAAAAGTGTTATTAGTATCATATAACTCTGTATTAAAACCTGTTAATTTTACATTTGATGCTTCACTTATACCACTAACAACAGCTCCATATTTAGCAAGAAAAGCTGGAGTGTTAGCTCCACCAAAACCATTGGCTGTTCCGCTATTAGTTATTGTTGCACCAGATGGTATATTTATAGTGTCACCACTCTTACCTAGATTAATTGTTGCAACATTACCATCACCAACTTGTAAAGTGTTAGTTCCTGATACTGTATCAATTGTGTTTGTTTCTAGTTTACTCATTATAAAATTACGAATGTACTCCCTGATGGAATTGTTATAGTCCCTGAAACTGTAACGGGTCCAACTAAGGCTCCGTTTGTAGATCCAGCCATTGATATACTACTCCATGTTTGTGAATTTTTCACGAAAAAAGTTGATGCTAAAGAACCAGCTGTCACCGATGCATCTGTCGGCGTGCCAATATCAAATGTGTTACCAAGAATGGTTCCAAAAAAAGTATCTGATGATGCGGGGGCCGATGAAAATGTAATTTGATTTCCTGCTATTGTATAGGCTGATGGATCTTGAACTACACCTGAAATTGATATTATGCAATTGGCTTCAGTTCCCGGAGACACAGCTACACCGCCCACCGTTAAGTTAAATGCTACCGCAGAAGCATTGAACCCGGATGCAATATTATCCAGAACTTGATACGCACCTGTTAAGGGCGATTTACCAACGTAGGCCATAATTTACTCCTTAACTTTTTGGATTGTCAGTTTTGACTTTTGCTACATGATCTTTCCATGTAGTAGTACCGTCTTTAGAATCGTGGTACTGTAAGTCTAGCTGGCTTTCCACTGATCCGTAAGCTTTTCTTCTAGCTGAGTGAACAGTTGCTAGAGCTTCCGCAGCGTCTGCTGCAGTCTCTGCTGCTGTCAATTCAGCGTCTGTAGGTTGAGAGATAGCTAGGTTCCATTCTTTTATGTATGGACCTTTTCCGTCTGAATCATCCTGAAGGCTAACGTCTTTAGTAAAGTCAACAGAAGATACACCGTTTGAAGATGCATATGCCGTGATTTTGCTTGATAGTGATGCCATAGTTTTTGTTTCCTTTGTTGTTATTTTTAACACATTTGTATTAAAATTCTAGTTAATTTATCCTATTAAGTTGGTAATCTAAATCCTGAAAAAATGTTTTGATATACTCCTGATGACGATTCAATATTAAGAGTTCCACCATCATTTGTATCAACATAAGCATAAACCTGAACATAATCACCAGAATCTAAACTTAATACTACATTTAATTGAGAATCAAATTTTTGAAATCTTAAACTGTTTGATATAAATTCTTGTCTATATTTAACTGACCCATTGACATAAAACATAATATTTTGTGCTCCGATAAATGCACCTGCGTCATAAGTCCAATAAGAAGAAGAAAGAAAATATTTTCCATCACTAGGTGCTGTAAATCTTCCATTACTTGTATTATAAACACTGTCGGGGTCAAAAAGTTCTGTTTGAAAAACTAATGCAGTACTTGTTGCGTCATTTATAGTTAGGTCAGAACTAACGTAAGCACTAAATTCAGCAGTTGCAGTTGCACCAGCTGGTATAGTTGCAAAAGATGGTACTGCTCCAGCACCTGCTGATTTTAAAAACTGTCCTGCGCTACCTGTTGCTACTGCAACTGGATTGCCAGATGTGTCATATGAAATAATATTGCCATCTGTACCAGGAGCCATTTTTGCTAATGTTACTGAATCATCAGTTACTCCAGGTGTTGTTATTTTATCTATTGCCATAATTTATTTTCCTATTCTATAATTTTGTATCCATAAAAGTAATTTCTAAAAATTGCGTTGTTACCACTACCAGTAGGCAGATTAACAGCATTACCACCATTTTGTTTTTGACGAAAAAATATTTCATAATAATCATTATCATCATGTGCAACTATTAGATTTCCAGTAATATACATTCGTTCAAATCTTTCACCACCTACCACTGCATTAGTAAAATTAGCTATTTCACTACCATTTTTATAAATGTGCAATTCAATCCAATATTGATATTGATTAGAGTCATAACTCCAAGCAGCACTTGAAATAAAACTTTTACCAGCAAATCCTGGAGTAAATCTATATGTGCTATTATTATAAACTCCACCTACATCAAAAACTTGATTTGAAAATGCTGCTTTAGTTAAAGTATTATTAGCTAAAGATATATCTGAACTACAAGAAGCAAAAAAACATGGAGTGTTAGTTGCACTAGCTGGTGTTTCAAAAACTGGAGGAGCTCCTGCTCCTGCTGATGTAAGTACCTGTCCATCATTACCAGTAGCAACTGCTACAGGATTACCTGAAGCATCATAACTAATAATATTGCCGTCTGTACCACTAGCCATTTTTGCTAATGTCACGGCGTCGTTAGCTATTTTTCCGCTTGTCACATTTAAATCTGCAAGTTGTACGGTTCCAACAGATCCTGCACCGGGTGCGTTTGTTGCAGTTGCTCTACCTAAAAATACACAGTACATTTCGTCAGTACCATTTGTTAATGCTGCGGATAATGTAAGAGCTGTTCCTGTTGCAGTATAAGCTTTACCTGAACCAGGCTCTTGGACTACGTTATTTACAACAAGTCGAATATCATTTTCGTTTGTAACACTATGAGATAAAGCATACGCCGTTTGTGAATTAACAATAGAAAATACTTGTCTTTCGAAACTTATAAAACTTCTTGCTGGAGCGTTTCCTAAATACGACATGATTCTCCCTATGTACTGATTGCGTCAACTGCACCTACTACTGTATCTAAAGAATTAGCTGTGTCTGATTGAACAAATAGCTGGTCTCCAGAAGCAAGTACAATTTTACTTCCTCCGTCAATAAGCTCTAGTGAGCCACCACTGACAATCGGTGCATTTTTGATTAAATAATAATTTGCTGATGATCTTCTAAGATAAACATCAACAACTATAGTTGATGTAGTTACGTTAGCCATTCTCACACTAATTAAAGTGTCATAACTATTTGCCGCTCCACCTAAAGCATCTACTGCCGATGCACCTGTGTTTCTTGTTAAATAATTTCTAAAGTTTTGTGCCATAATTTATTCCTTATACTATAATGCGATTGCCATTGCAACGGCAAAACCCGCTGAAGCTCCCGCAGTTCCACTTGACGCTGACGTTATTCTTCCTTTTGCATCAACAGCTACTGTTGAATTAGTGTATGTTGCAGCTGTAACTCCTGAGTTTGCTAAAGTTAATGCTCCACCTGATGCAATTGTTGCATCACCTGATACTGCCGATTCTTGATAACTTGTACCATCTGCTACTAATATTTTAGCAGATGTATTGTCAGGCATTTTTAATAATGCACCTACATTTAAGTTACCATTTATATAATTAGATACCATGTTTGAAAAATTACCCATGTAAGCGTGACTTGAACATTGGTAATAAACAACATTAGGTGTATTAATATCTACTGCTATTTGAGTATATGCTCCAGCATTTCCTGGAGTTCCATTTGTAGTTACACCTGTAGTGTAAGCTGTATTTTTAGCAGCGTCT